ATTGAATGACATTCCTCGAACAGCACTGGCAGATGTCGAAGCAGCCAAGATTTTGGAACCATTTTCTAATTCTAATGAACCTCTATTCCAAGACAAGACACCTTGTTGCATCCACTTTGGAACATTCTCATATGCAGTTTGTAGTCTGCCAAGAAGTTCCCTTGCGGTTGCTGCCTTGTTAGCAAGAATACCAATATTTACACTATCATTAAATAGCAGATAATGCAATAAGTAAGATATAACAGTTGTAGATTTGCCTGTCTGACGAGGCATCTTACAAATATTAAATCTATTTTCATGGAAATTATTAATTAAACCTTCTTGAAAATCGTAAGGTTCAAATGGCATCAAACCAGCATCAAGAGTAACAATCTTTACATGCTTCTTTGCAAAGTAAACGGGATCATTTTTACATGCCATAAACTCAAGAATTTGTTCTTGAGTAAATTCGATTCTAGTATTTGCCCGTTTTAGATTGGGGTTACCTAGATAAATGTCATGTTCTGCCATAATAATCTCCTACATCATTTCATAGTGTCCAAATTTTTTGTCATGTTCTATAGTTCTCCTTTGCAATTCTAGTATTTTTTCTAAATTCTGTACTTTCTTTTCTAGTTCTTTAGTTTTATTTTCCTCCGACTTGGAGGAGTGGTTCTCCTGGGTCATATTCTGATACTTGGTAGTTCCAGAGTTTAGCATTAGGATACACTTTTCTCACTTGATCCTGTACTTCTCTGCGTGAAGGGAGTTTGACTTGGGGGAAGAACATTTGTAAGATGTAGTTCTTTCCTCTCCATGCCAAATAGACATGTATTAGTTTTCCTGTCTTTTTCGATACATAAGTTGTTTTTTCTGGTATTGTATATTGTATATTATTTTTTGGGGACTTCATTGGTTCGGGTTTAATTATATCAATGACTGTAGTACTACCGCCATCAATATGATCTATCTTCACATCCTCTAAGAATTGAGATAGTGACTTAGATTCACCTATCCCTCCACCGCCATTCGCACCACCATTACCACCGTTACCGCCATTAGAATGACCGTTACTACTTCCATTGCCGTTGGAACCCCCGTTAGTTTTGCCGTTGCCATTGCCGTTGCCGTTCTTTTTCTTACCGTTCTCGTCAGGATCAGGTCTTAACCATCCTCCACGACTTACATAATGTCCACTAGGAATTGGCATACACTTCTTTTTAGTGTTGCAATAATATTTTCCTTCAGGACACTTTTTCATTAAAATATCAATACCTACGTTATATTTATGCTTTTATGTATCTAAAGCAGTATAAATTACCTTAAAAGTTGTTGAGTTAGAAGAGGCAGGAAATCCTAAGAGTCTTAAATTACCCGAACTAACATCAACAGAAAATGTTGCTATTCCTACTGGTTGATTTATTGTTCCAAATTCTGATAGATATGCATTAGTCCCATCATGAACTACGTTAATAGTTGTCTTATTATAATTACTTCCTTGAACTGCTTGAATCTGATAATTAACAGATCTGTATTTTGAAGACTCAACAGATACTAAAGTCGATATACCAGTTGATGTAGTAGTAAGTATACCTGATTGAATTACACCTGCACTGGTGTCCAGTGTTTGGAAGATTGGTGGTTTAACTCCGACGATATATGGCATGATATTAATTAGCGGTTTCTAAAAGACTAAGTATTATCTTGAGAGTGCTATTTGCACCTGCTTCAATAGTTACAGAATCATTTGTTTCCAATACTAATTTACCACTCATAGGAATAAAAGCATCTGCTACAGGAACATTAGCACCTTTAATTATTTCTGTATCAGTACTAGATCTTTTATGCGTCATAGTAACTGTAGAATCAGAAGTACCATAGTTGGTAATATGAGCATAAAGCACAATAGCAGTATAACCAGTAGGAGCAGTATAAACTGTCTGCTCACTAGTGGTTATTTCTTTCGTAACTGTTTGAAATCTATTAAGTGCTAACTGAGCCATATTAACTTAGTGCTAAAATAAATGGTGTCATTTCTGTAAACAAACTCTTAGTGAACGACCTTCCACTAATTGTACCAGTATTTTGATTAATTTGTAATCCATCACCTATTCTAAAGTTTCCAGATTGATCAGTACTGGTATAAACAACTTTGCCACCATTTAAGGTTACAACTTCATTTGCCTGATTAGTAACTCCACCTCGTTTAGGTGTAGCGTTTATAATCTCATTTCCAGAACCAACATACTCAAATGTATGTGAACTTGCAACTATTCTACTTGATTGAGCAAAATATGCTGTAGTTCCTACACCAACATTATTAATTAGATTTTCATCTAAAGTTACTGTGGTTATTCCAGATACAAGGGGTGTTGAACTATTTATCGTGTAATAAATGGGTGACATATTAGCAGTCGCTGTCGCAGTATTACTTCCACTTTGAGGTGCTGAAATTATCACATTAGGAGTTCCTACATACTGACTTCCGCTACTAATGATAGAAATAGAAGCAACTGAGTCCCCTTCTAAAGTTGCAAATGCAGTAGCAGTTTGTCCATTAGGTCCAGTTGGATTATCAACTGTTACAGATGGAGTAGCACTATATCCTGTTCCTCCAGAACCTACCGCAATAGTCTGAACTGAATTATATAACTGATCAAAATAAATTACTTGACCATCATAAGGTCTATCTACATCAAGTTGTACTCTACCACCAGAAACATAAGTATGACCAAGAGTAGATACACCAACATTTATAGAAAAACTTCTACCAGCATTTGAGACTGATTCCACTTCAAAAACATAAGGTGCTTTTTCTGGATATACCTTATTACCATAACTGCAATTCATTAAGATGCTGGAAAGAGTAACTCCCATTCCTACTTGGAATCCATGAAAACTGCTTGTAGTAACAGTTGCTATACCACTTATATTATCATAAGCAAAATTAGTTAAATTATGTAGTGGTGCAGTAACACTCATCTCCACTTTATCTTGAGAAGCAACAGAAGTTGATGTAATAATTCCTGTATATTGTGTTGGACCAACTCCTTTTGCTACTAATCCTTTTGTACCAAAACTACAATTACTATTTGCTAAATCTGCTTGACCTCCTTCATGACATGAAATTGCTTCATCGCAGCAAATAGTAAATACGGAAACTAACTGAGCAAACCCTTCATTAGTTACAGCAACTCCTACACCACCTTGATTATATTGTGTAAAAGAGTCTACGTTCATTGCTTTCAATGATCTTGCTTGATTACCATCAATATAAATTCCTGTTCCTGTGGTTGTATTACTGGTGCAGTTCTGAACGTATGGACCTTTCCATGCACCTCCATTTACATTTTCTGCAATATCATCTCCTGTTGGGAAAGCAACCGCTGCAGAAGGAGATAGATGCCCTACAAATGTCATGTTTGCTAATTTATTTCCCTTTCTTACATGGAAAATATCTGAAGTATTATTATTTGGTGCAACTGTAACAGTTCTTTGGTCATCTCCAACAATAGCAACAAACGCAGGAACTTCAATTGGATTATCTTCTGTATAATTTCCTGAAAGAATTTTAATAGTAGTACCTTCTTCTGCAGCATTAACAGCAGCTTTAATAGTTAAAAATGCATTATCAATCGATGTTCCATTATTTTTATCTAAACCATCTTTAGCAACATAAAGAACATTAGGTGCAGAGTTAATACCAGATGCAGATGATTTAATTTCTACATTATCACCAAGTATAATTTTAGTATTAGTAATACTAACAATACCAACTTGAATAGTTTCTTGAGAACCATCTAAAGTAATAGAAGATCTACCAACAGTAAGAACACCAACAACTCTTGCATCACCATCAACATATAGGGCGGTATTCCCTAAACCAACATGAACAGTTCCTATTCCATTAGCAGAACCAAGGGTGGTTAACCCTACAACTGAGAGGTTTTGACCGACCCTTACATCCTCACGGGCGGTTATTACACCAATAGAATCTACATTCTTTACATCTTCATAAGTAAGAGTTCCACCAATGGATACATTACCAGTAAAACTAGCATCCCCATCTACATATAATTTTTTTCCTATCGCTGCATCTGCTCCAATACCAATATTAGATGTAGTATTAATTCCAACAGCATCAGTTCTCCATAGTCCAGCAGCACCACCGCCACCAGAACTGCTACTTAAAACCCACTTATAATTCTTACGAACATATGCTTCTCCATCGTAAGGAGCATCTTCTATACCACCACCGCCAAGGGTTGATAATTGCTGCTGAATACGATTAATAAAAATCTTATATTGATTTTGAAGATCTTCAAGAGTTGCGTAATTTTTATCAAGAGGGGTTAATGGATCTGAATTATCTTCATTAGGGGGAATATTTAAGAGACCTTCAGTAAGAACTTCCTCATTAAATTTACTAAAAACTTCTTCTAAATGATTAATTTTTTTAAGAAGTTTTTGATTCTTTTTCTCAAAAGAAGAATATAAATTTTTTGCTTCTAATATATACTGATCTTGATCAGGAATTCTTATAGAAGTGTACTTCTTATAAAGACCTCTAATTTCTTTGTTTATACCCTTGATATCTTCATCATAATATTTTACTTCAGGTACTGTTGGAATAGAACCTTCTACTGAAGAAATCTTTTCCTCTAATCCCTTTATTTCTTCATCATAATACTTTACTTCAGGAATTTCAGGAATATCTTTCCTTACATCTTTAACAGATTCTAATATCTCTTTAATCTGTTTATCATAATACTTAACTTTAGGTAATTTAGATATAGATTTCTCAATTAACTTTATACCTTTTTCAATGTCAGAAATTTCATCATCATAATATTTAATTTCTGGTATTACAGGTATCTCTTCACGAACCTGTTCAATTGAATCAATTAATAGATTAAGTTCATCCTCATAATATCTAACTTCTGGAACTTTAGGAATACTCTTCCTAACTTCCTCTACTAAACCTTTAATAGAATCTAACTCGTCATCATAAAGAACAGGTTCAGGAACCACAGGTATCTCTGAACGAACTCTTTCAATATTCTCTTTAAGAGACGATAGATTATTGTATAAATCAGTTGGGTCAAACTGTTCAGGTATACTCTCTTCTACTTCTGTTATTTCTGCACGTAAAAGATTAAGATGACCTTCATAACTAACTTGATCAGGAATATTATCAATCCTTTCTTTTAACTCTTCAATTCTACCAAATACATCTGAAAGGTCTGTTTTCTCAGGAATTGATTTAGATAGTTTTTTTATATCCTCTCTTATTCTTGCAAGAGGATTAGATTTTTTAGGTTTTACTTCTTCAACTATTTCTTCTACTACTTCTTCCTCTACACCAAAATATTGTTTTGGTCCAGCAACTTTTTTATTCTTTAATCTAATTTCTTCCTCTAACTTTTTCTGAGCTGAATCATCTTTCTTTTCTTGCTCGAAAAAATCGTTGGGGTTTCTTAAAGACACAGAATATTACTCATCTATTTTAATATTTATTTTAGAAAAAAATCAGTCTTTTTGAGTGTTCTGCTGCTTAATTAATTTTGCTAAATCTGCAGTAGAACCAACAAATAATGCATTAGTTACATTAGTTGGTCCTTTACTTTGTTCTTCATTAACATCCTTCAGTTTTTTCTGAAGATCTATTAATTTATCTGTGGCATCAGAAACACTCTTAATTAACTGACCAGCAACTTCATATGCTCTGGGCATTTCACTTTCTTGAGCAATCTCAAGAATACCATCAATTGCTTCTTGTCCTTTTTCTATTATACTATAAAGATTACCTCTTGTATATTCATAGTCTCGTGTAATATCATCCTTAGTCAATCTATCAGGTTTTTCTGGTTTAATAACCTCAGTTTTTTCCTCTACTACTTCTGGATTTATACCAAAAGTTTTATCTAGTTGTTTAGACATAATTTATAACCAACCTTCAGTATTTCCATCGAATCCAAAGTCATCTCCGACTTCAATAGAAGCATTATCTGCGGTAGTAATGGATTTAACAGCAGTTCCTTTAATATGGGAAACTGCCGTAGTAGAATCCTGTCCTCTTTCAATTGTTATAGTATTACCATCTTTTTTGGTAACCTGAACCTCTTCTCCACCAATATCCAAATATAATTTTCCTTCTGATGGAATTGCAGGAATCTTTGATCCATCATCAACTGTAATTTCAGTATCACCTAATGTAATATTTTCTGATAGATTGGTAAGAACAATACCAGTATAATTCTTAATTGCTCTTGGAGTAACAGAGTAAGATATATCTCTGGAAGTGGACTTGGAACCTCCAGCAAGGTAAGTAACAGTAGACTTCTTGATGATATCCTTCGTAGCATCGGAAACAGGTCCGAATAGATATGTTTTTGCAGTAAATCTTAGTGTATAAAGAAGAACTCTTCTTTTATCAAAATCTCCTTCATAATCATCTTGCATTGTAATATTTTCCAATACAATAGGAATATCTCTTTTTTCCTTTATAGACTCAACTAATTCTACAGTTACATTATATGCTGGTTGGAAATATGGTAATATTTGTTCTGTTATCTGAAGTGCATCATCATTAATCTTACACATAATAGCAAGTTCAAATTGCATATTATATGGAACTGGCATATATGACTTTTTAGTATCTGCTCCACTTACTGGATCTTTTACGATAAATTGCTGAGTAGTAGTTACTTTTCTAGAAGGATCATAAGTAAGTCCAGTAAACTCAAACGACATTCGTGGCAAAGTAATTGCCGTTGATTTATTTAAATCGGGAGATTGCTCTAATCTTGCTAAAAATTTCTGAGTTGGACCATATGCTAATGGGACTCTTATTGTAGAGTCAGTTTGTTTAACAGTAATACCATTAAACAAAGTACCAAAAGAAATAATGGTTCTCCTTAAAATTTCGTTATAAAAATACTCAAACATCGTTATATTACTGGTATATTATATTTAGGGTATTCCGAATGGGTTCTGTTCGGTGAAGTCCAAAATCTTATCTGCTTCGGTTTCTATATTGAAATTATCTGCATAACCATCGTCTGTAGGTTCTACGTCTACTATTCTTAATGCATGTGACGCATTAGATGAAGATCCAACTATATTTTCTCCAATACTAAATGTACCAGATATTGAAGATACCTCTAAGACATTGGTAACAGAATCCCAAGATCTAACCCTTCCTGTGGCACCACTTACGGAACCTGTAACATTTTCATTGAAAATATAATTACCAACAGAATCCATTGAAGGATCAGATATTGTTATACTTGGAATAGTTGTATATCCAGCACCAGCATTAGTAATATTAATAGCAGTAATAGTACCTGCAGTATTTAAAACTGCATGAGCTGTAGCAGTAGTTCCTACCCCTGCTGGACCTGCTATACTAACATTTGGTGTTGTGGTAAATCCACTACCACCTGATGTCACTGTAATAACACCTACCAGACCATTACCGATATATGCTGTAGCTGCTGCTCCTACCCCCTCACCCCCAGTAATTTCTACCAGAGGAGCAATTGTATATCCAGCACCTGGATTGACCAAATCTATATTCTGAACAGATTTTGCCATTGCATTTACGTTCAGATTACAAACAGAAATTCCACCAATCATTCTTGTGGTAGCAATACCTGTAACTCCTCCTGAAGGTGCAGAAGAAAAACCAATAGTTGGTGAGTAAATATATCCACCACCCCTATCAGTTATTTGTACATATCGAATACCACCTGTAGCAATAATACTGGTTTCAGCAGATGCTTGAACTCCAGTTCCAACCAAAGTAAGTGTTTGAGTTGGTCCTAAGATAGTTGGAATGCCATCTTCAGTTGTCCCATCAACATTATCACCTACCAACTCATTATCAATCTCATCAACACCTGTATCAATGATTTCATCTTCGTAGCGGAAGAGTTCACATCTTAATTCATAAACATAATTCTTTTGTAACTGGTAGAATGGTTTCTCATGCTCTACATACTTAATCTCAAATAATCTATCTCCCAATGGAAAATAAACTAGATCTCCTTCCTTGGGTCTAGTTGTTAATTTTACATCTGCCTCATTCTTCATCAAAGGTGAAATGTAATTTTCAAATCTTTCTCTTGATATTGTAAGTGTTATCTCATTTGTCTGTTCAATACCAAACTTACTTAAGAGTGTAGGATTTTCCCCATACCCATCAAAGGTATCAACATATGCCTCAATAGGATATGCATCATCAAACCTAGATGCTACTACTTCTCTTATTACCTTATTTTCTGTTACATACTTACGAGGTAAGTAATGCACCTCAACACCATACATTCTCAACTGTTCGTTGATCAAATCCTGAACTAAATTCTGTTCAGATCTTGCACCTTGTTGAAAATATGGATTTAACATTACCCTATCATATCTAGTGGTGGGATTTCATAAGTATTAGACATCATTTCTCTGATGGTTTCTAGATCTTTTTCACCATCATCATAAATCTGTCTTCCATTTAACTCAATACCACCTGGTAATTTAACTCCTTGAAATTTAAGTAAATTTTGTCCCCATTGCTTCTTCATTAATGCAGTTGTATATTTCTTTAAAAATGAATCATTCCAAACCCTAGTATAATCATTTGGATTTAATGCTCTAAAACAATCCATAATCAAATAATCACCAGGATTTAATGTAGCCCAATCAAAGTCAAGATATAGTCTATCCATCCTCTGATTGAACCTTATTTGCTTCTCTGTGGTCAATAAAAAGTCAATGTCAGACAAATAGGTCTTTGTCATTGCATATGTTAATAATTCAGTCGCACCCCAATAATAAATGTCATTTAAAAACATTTGATATTTAACACTGAACATATTGTTTGTTACAGTATTGGATCCATCAAAATGAAATACTTTAGTTACTCCAATAACAGAAGGAGGGACTTGCAAATAATTTTGATTTTCTTCGTATTTAAATTCAGTAGTTAATCCAACATTCTTATCTACTGTTGTAGTTGTTATTCCACTATTACCAGATTGTCCTGGTCCCTTCCCTCTATCAATATCATCTTGTGTTACTTTATATTTTAAATATACCTGCCCAACACCATCAAAATGTCTTTCATTAAAATACTGAATAGCGTCATCAACGATATCCTCTACTTGCTCATCAGCAACATTAATCTCCAGCACGGGAGCACCCAGTTGCCTTTTGCAATAGTCGATAAATTCTTGTCTACTTGCTGGTTGTGCCATTTACACACTCTACCTTTTTATTATTTAGGGAGAAGAAGAAATACCTGGATAAACCAAGATATTTCCATTTATAATATTATAAATGGTTTGCCCTATACCAGGACTAATCAAAACATTATATAGGTATCTACCCTCTGGTATGGGTTGAGTATCAGTAGAAGAAAGTGCTAATGTAATTGATCCTGTAGTAATTCCTGCAGTAAAAGTTGCTGTAGGAACTGTAGTTGCTCCTATACCTGCACTTTTTTGTAATTGTGCAGATGCAGACCAAGCAGTGGTAAATCCATATGAAGTATTGCTAGTATCTACCACATTAAAGGTAGCATTAAAGTTTGCTCCACCATAAATGGTTAAGTTGGATGCTACAGGGACACCTGCAGTGGGATCAAATGTAATCTTTTTAGTTGCCATTGACTAGCTCTTTAAGTAGGGATTTAATCTCATTCATTTCATTTTTCATATTATCAAGATCATTTTTCATATTATCAAGAGTTTCATTTTCTTTATTTTTCAATTTACGACGTGTCAGATATTTTTGATATTCTGAATTGTTCGTATTAATAATAGAATTAGAATTAGGATCTCTTACAAGACCAGGATGACCTTCTACATTTATCATGCTAATGCCATCACTCTCAATCTTCTTACACGAGGAACATGTACCTGCGTAGTTGATGTTAAAACAAGTTTAATTCTATAATATCTAAATGATGGTAACTGATCTCCACTAAATGTATATTCAAGATAATCTAAATCCTGAGCATCATAACCAAATTCATTAGACTTATTTACAAATTTATCAGGTAAACCACTACTATCTTCAAAGGATATCATTTGACCTTCACTATTTAAATTAACATATCCAGGGAATGGTATAAATACTGGATCCATATTTGGTTGAAGATTTATTGCATAGAATGCTCGAATATCAGTATTAACATTCATATGAGCATCCAATATTATCTTTAAAGAAGTTGCGGAATTTTCTAATTCCATTTCTTTAGAAATATATTGACATGCATTAGGATCATCATCAATAGTCCTAACTTGAGCATTATCAATATAATTAGTTATTGGTGTATTAACTCTATTAGAAGTTAATATAACAGACATTCTTTCTCCATCAAGAACAGGAGATAATAAAGGATTAGATGTATTAAGTGTAAATCTAACATTTAAAGATTTATTACCTGGAAGAGTATTTAATGAATTGGTAGAATTAATATTTGACGCAATAAGTCTAGGAGTACTTAAATAATTAATGTTATTAGGGACAATAGTTTCAAAACCATTATCAAGGAATGATACTTCATTACCACCCAAACTAGTTCCAGTAATCGTTCTTGCTTGTGCAGTTACTTCTGTATTAGGAAGAGTGACATTTTGTACTATTGGAGTAATAATCTCAAAAGGTATATTTTGAGTTGCTTCTGTTTTATTTCCACCAGTTGATTTTGTTTCATTAATAAAGAGTTGTGGATATCCAAGATCATTACTTCTATCATCATTCTCAGTATTAAATTTCTGAGACATATCTAACTTCACATTATAATGATCAAAATTAATATCATCTACTACATCATGTTGCTTGTTAATCCTCATTAAATTAACACCATTTAATTCATACTTAACAACAGGTGTTCCTACAGGATGAATTCCTCCAATCAATCCAACTGAATTGGATCCATCTTTTTGAACAGATCTTACAACATTACCTAAAACATTTCCTGAAACATTCGTGTAAGAAATAATTTCATCTCCTACCGTAGCATATCCTATATTAGTTGTTCCAACACCTACTCCTTCAAAAGTAGTAAATTGAGATGCATCACCAACAGAAATTTGACTTTCATTACCAGTTTGCAATGCAGTGGTTAATCTTGCAGGTACAAGATCACTTTCGGCATGACTTATTTCTACTCTATTAACAGTAGAGTACATACCATGATTCTTATGATTTACCTTAATATGTAAACCATCATTAACATCCACAATAGTACTTATTTGAACATTACCACTATTAGCATCGTCTAATACTGTTGTAATACCACTATTATTAATATAACTCAGAGTATTAGCAGAACCAACGATAAAGTTACCTTGAATATTATCTAATAATAATTCAGATGTACTTCCAATTGATGTGACAGATAGTTTAGCATTTCTTCCTATAGAATTGGCACCAATGGTTGATATTCCTACAACATCTCCAAGTTGGTAACCTTGTCCACCATTAACAATAGTAGCACCAGATGCAACAATAGATCCATTACTGATAGTAATGTCTGCAGTTGCATTTCTACCATTACCAGTAAGAGTAACTAAATTAACTCCACTGAAAGTTAATGCAGAAGATGCAGGAGTGTATCCTAAACCAGCATTGGTAATATCAATGGAAGTTATAGTTCCTGCAGATCCTACAAAATCAGCCGTTGCTTGTGTACCTCCTTGCAATACAGTATTTCCAAGTTCTAATCCTTGATCACTTATTGTTTTACTTAAACCAACTCTAATCTGCTTAGAAGTAAAGTTTAAAGAATCTGGCATTAATTTAGCAATCTGCCCATTTGAAACATTTAAGTTTGGATTATAAGCATCAAATGATCCACTTTCTATAAAGTCTGCTCTGTAAAGAGTAAATTTAAGATCTTCCCATTGACTTGGTTCCCAAGTAGAAGCATTTTGAGACTTAAATAATGATCCAAGATATGGTTGCTGAGAAACCATTGATTGATTTATTAAATCAATTTCTCCAACTCTTGAAATATAAACACTATATTTTGCAGAATTACTCAACATTACTATGGCATATTCTTTTCCACCCTCCAAATAAATTGGAGCCTGGAATTGGAAAGTTGTTGGTCGAGATCCGTCTGGTGATAAGATAACATCATCTGGACTCAATATCACTTCACTCATAGGAACAACTACTTGTGTAGGATATCCATTTTCTATTGTTCTAATAGAGAAATTGAGTGGAATATTATCATCATCTTTTGTTCTAAAGAATACGTCACATCTTGTCATGAATAAACCATCTAGATTATCAATAAAGAATGATTGTGCTAAAGGATCACTTACCCGTATTCTTTGCAATACTTCAACATTTGTATCCCTATTAAGTAATGCAGTTCTACTAGTCGCTTGAGATACAGAACCTATTGTTACATTCGCATTTCTAGTTGAAACTATATCTTCTCTAATCGTATTGAGCATTCCTGATGCAGTATAATTCAATTCAGCATCTGTTGTAGCATTTTCAGCATTACCAGCATCACTACTCAACCTAAACATATTAGTTCCAGTTTCAAATGATGGGAATGTGCTATTATTTGGATCAGGAATAAAGAATGATCCCATTAGAGCACCACTCAAACCAGAAACAAGTCGAAGATCACTTATAGTAGCTCGAGCACCACTAGTCTGTCCTGAAAGTTGCATTCCAGATGCAACCCATCCATAGAACTGAGTTTGAGTTATATCAGATAAACTAGCAGTATCAATATTCAATAAAACGGAATTAGAAGTATATGTTGTGGGAATTGCAGATAGTGTATATGGATCATCACTAAAAGTATTTGTTGGAACATTAAATGCACCATCTCTATGATTAGGATTTGCAAGTCTAAACTGAATATAAGCAGCAGATCCATTTCTATTTCCACCATTCATTCTACCAATTACCGTTTCTCCTGCTTGGAATGCTCCAGAAGACATAGTAATTTGCAATAACTTAGGAACACAGAAACGTGATACTTCTCTGCCACCAAAGAATGCATACATTCTAGTTAAAGGTTTAAGTCCTTGAGCATTAAAGTGTATATTTCGTGATCTTACAAATGTAATAAGATCCCTACTTATTAACCTGTCACCCATAGAAACATCAGTTCTAGTTTCTGTTACTAAGACTGTTCTACCACTTCTTTCCCTCCTTTGTTGTTGCTCAGTCAATGTTGTGCTAACTCTTTCATGATTTTGGAAATTACCTACTCTTCTTGTTCTAAACCTATCCTCGACTTGTCTTGTTGTAACCTGTCCTGCCCATGTTGTTCTCCAAGCATCCCATGCAGTATTAACAAATCCAATTTGAGGATCTCTACCTAAAATTGCACGTGCTCTTGCTACTTGCTGATTAAAATTACCTTCTACAATTGTTCTTGCTTGTAATCTAACAGTATCTGTCCAAGTATCTGATTGTGGTGTTAACATAAGTACACCATTCCAGAAAGGAACAATATATGGTGTTACACTAACTGATCTAGTAGCAAAACTTTGCTTTAACCATTCAACTTCAGAATAATCTAAAGTTACAATACCATTATTACGTCTAACATTAACTCCTTCAATTGGAGCAAGTGTTGAATCTTGAGTTGGATCTACATTAACTACAGGTCCAAACATTAAATCAACTGAAGTTGTATAATGACTTGGCCTTAACTCTTTATTCTTAGTATCAATACTATTCTTAATATAACGATCATCTTGAGCAAGGAAAGTTTCAAAATTATCAACAAAGAATCCAGATTTAAATCTATTCAATCCATCTGCATCAGGAACAAAGAAATTGGAAGTATCATTTTCTAATAAAGATAATGCTGTATAATATTCTAAACTTTGAATTCTCTTTTCTAATCGTCTAATATCACCCATTGTATATCTTAACTTATTCTCAGTCACTGTTGTTACTTCATCTTCCACATTTGCAAGAAATGGTGGTAGATCAACAGTGGCTATCTCTATAGAATCAGTAGGTACCTCAGGCTTCTGTGGAGTTTCTGATGGGACACCTGTTATCAATTCAATTTTACCAGTCTTACTTAAAGTAATAATATCAATTCTACCAACATAATGAGAAAATGTAGTTAGAAGAGATTCCTTTGATGCTAATATAGTTGAAGCAGAATTACCAGCAGCATCATAAGATCTTCCATAAAATTCCAATGGTGATCTAACATTTTCAGTAACATTATATTCATCAACTCTTGGTCTTATATCAATAATATTACTATTCTTAATGCCATCAATGGATTGAATTTCTTTAGCATAATCAAATGACTCATAAGAATCTACAGTCGTTACATCACCAGTATCATTAGAATCATAATATGCACTCAAGAAATAAATTTTTATTTTTTTAGCAGGTGCATCTGCATTAGGATCTTTAACAATATATCCATAATTATATTGAGTTAATTCTTGTCCAGTAACAAATGAATACCTATCTGTTATATCAAAACTATCTTCATTTATGGTTGTTATAACAGCATTTATTTTAGATTCCGTTGAAGTTATTGTTTCTCCTTCTTCAAACTCCCCATCATTTTTGTATATAAATTCAATTTGATTTGAAGTTGTAATACTTGCTACTACTGCAACGGCATTAGTTGTTTGCCCTGTAATTTTTTCACCAATAACATATTCTGCAGTAGTTGTTGATGAACTATTAATTGTATTAAGGGTTGCTTTTGGTGCAGTTGGATCATTAATATCTCCAGATTCAAAAACACCATGAAGTTGAATTACATCTGGAGTATTGAGAGAAATAATTTCATCTTCCACTCGTGTACCAACAGGATAATTACCAAAATCTAATCCATTATTTAAACTAGTTGATCCAATACCAGATCCAGCTAATTTAGACTTATTTACGATAATAGAATTAACTCTATTTCTTATTTTAGTTTTGGATGTTGGTGTTCTCTTAGTTAGTGTAGCAACAAGAGTTGCATTATTAGAATTAGACCCTAAATTACCAATTTGTAATGTCCTTCCACCATTTGTTATAATAAATTTATCCCCAGTTAATACTTCAGTAACTCCATCCGTTCTTATTAAAGAATATCTTTCAGCATCAAAAGGTAAATATACTTCATTTTCTCCCGCATTAACTATATTAGTTTTGCCGTCAACAATATTAACAGTATATGCTCTTCTAATACTAAGACTTGCATTTGTTAAATTGACATTTGATATATTATCTTTAGGAAGATGAGTAAATAAAGTATTATCAGACGACGATGTTATATCTGTAGTTAATACTTTAAGATCCTGAGCATCGAAAATGGTAGTTGGTAAATCTCCATTAACTATACCATCAACATCAGCAACATTTGTAATAGTTACAGTATTTGTTCCAACTGCAGTCACTTTACCATAAGTAGGATCATTTGATTTAGCAGAATTACTAAATTGAACCAAATTATCTACTTTAACTAAATCACCAGGAAATCTTTCGTTAGGACTTGTAATAGTACTAAATCCACCAGAAGCAGCACTAATAGTAGCAATACCAATATTAACTGAAACTGATTGAACTACATCAGCATTGAAGATAGATGAAAGACCAACAGTACCTGTATATGGTGTAGAACCTACGTCTCTAGTACTAAATATGGATTTTACATCTGATATACTATGAGAAGTAACTGCTATTGCAATTTTTCCACTTAAATTGCCATTAACTGCTATTGGTTCATTTTTTATAAAATCACCATTAGTTTCATAAACTTCTATAGTAGCATTATCTGTAACAGGTTTAAAAAGGAATGCAGTAGCACCACTATTAACACCTCTAATATAAGTAGGAGTTGTAAATGTACTTGGTTGATTTAAAGTAATTTCAGTAGTTGTTTGTATATCATATAACGATATATCCCACTCATTTAAATTAGATGTAACATTATAAGATCCACTTTCTAGTGAAAAATCATAAATTCTTGCTACACCTATTTCCTTACCAGCAGCAATAGTATTTCCTGCACCAATTCTATTATCCCTCAAACTAACTACAGTATTATGAGCTGTAGTTATTCCTGGAGTTCCAAAAACTCTATTCAATCTTAAAGTAGGACCAGTATTATAAGTTATAGATTCATCGTCAATAGTTAATGTTGTACGTGGCTTTGGTACATCGATAAGAGTAGGTCTTACTTTTCTAACCTCATATCCTTTTACAAATGCAACACCTTCAGATACTTTATATACAAATGTATCTTCTGTTGGAATATTACCTTGTGAAGTAAATGTTTGTCTATCATATAATCCATCATTTCCTTCATTATCATTAAGAGAATCTTTTGCAGTAGTATCAAATGGCTCTATGGTATAATCCCCAGAAGTTTCAAAACTTCTTTTTGCCATACTATCTTTTAATTCCTTTTTAAAAGGACTGGCTGAAGTAGGTTCTGGACCTCTTAAATTTCCAGTTTGAATAGTTGCTAATTCTACAAAATTAGTATCATTTAAATCATCTAATGATTTTTTAAATAAAGATGCAGTAATTTTTAATCTATCTGCTCCTGGTGCTGCAAAATTATTATATCCCTGAGAATTATCATTTAAAGTTTGATCTATATCTGGTGTAATTATTTCTTCGTTTATATTTAAACCAACTCTATAATTTGAAGATGTTGTATATTGATCTAATATGAGAGTTTCACTTGCAACATTAACAAAATTACCATGTAAAAAATATACACCCTCTTCTATTGAAAATGCGGTACCTGTTATAGAACATCCTGATTGTATCGTAGAAGCAAATGGAGTACCAGCAGAAATTGTAGAATTACCAAGTAATCCAGAAGTAATGGTAGTATTACAAGTTAATTCTTCACCATCACTAAATTCTGAAGTTGAATTATTAACTGTACTTGAACTTATATAATCTACATAAAAAGTTAAATTGCCATTCTCTGAATTAGATCCTAATATAATATTTTTAACATATGCAGTTACACCTGATATCTGACCAGTAATTTTTGTACCAATTAATTGACTAGCATATGCTGCAACAGGAACTCCTTGAAAAGTATTATTTAATTGTATCCCCGTATAATTAGATTGGTATGTAGTATTTCCTGGAACTATTTTAGCACCTTCTTTAAAAAAGTGTTGTCCTAACTTCTCAATCTGATTTTGGAGTATGGACTGAGATGTAGTTAGTTCTCTTGCTTGAACAGGGAACCCAGGCTTAAATAATACCTTATGAAAATCATTGGCAGCATTAAAGTCATCAAAGTAGGGTGATACATTTAAATTGGTAGATTGTGGCATAATTCTTGGTATTCCTTAGAACTGCAAAATGACTTTAATGTCTTCTTTTTGATTAGATGATCTAGTAATAGAAGGTCTATTATCAACATATAATATATTTCCTGTGTACTTTTCGACTTCGGCATTACCAATACCACTCGTAAAAGCTTGACCCAGGTAATAGGTTCTATTATTTATTACGGTACTTATACCACTAAAACCAGAATCTATGCTCAAATTAGAAGTTGAAACATGATTAATTGCTAAAGATCCAGGAGAACTGGGATTACTTGTAAAATCAACTAATTCATATCCATATGTAGGATCAGTTTGTGCAGTACCAACTGTATTGAATCCAGCAAGAGTTCTATCTTGCCAATATTTTAATACTCCAGTGGTTTGATCATAACTAACGACTCTACCAACAGCAGTAGACCCTGCAGCAACAGTTTGGGTAAATTCTGCGTCAAGAGTAAATATAGCACTACTATATCCCACTCCAGTTATTTTTAAAGCAGATAGTGCACTTGCTTTATCAGAAACCAGTAATGAAGATGGAGTAGATTGTGGATTTTCTACTATTCCTATTCGTGCAAATTCATTTCCTGTAACGAAATCAGGATTTTCAGCATCATTCTCGATACGAGAATATAATAATACATTATATGCTCCAAGTTCTCTGTAGATATTAGAACCATGCCCTCCTTCAGGAGAAATTATAACATCAAAAGTTGGTAATGTTGTTCCTGAAGGAACTCCACCTGCTGCTAAATCAATATTACCATAGGTATATCCAGAACCTTGACTAGAAACAGTTACAGAATCAACTGTTTGATCATTATTAATAACTAAAGTACATTCCCCTCCAGTACCATTTCCTCTAATAGGAACTCTAGTATAAGTTCTATTAGCAGTACCCACACCCACTCCACGATTAGTGATAGTAACTATTTTAATAGATCCATTAACTGCATTATTACGAACAGGTGCATTATCTGAATTAGTCTCCCAATTTGGAGGTACTGGAATAAAATTAGTAGAATCAAATTTTACAATATCACTTGGTTTGATAGTATACAAATACTTCCATATATAACCATCACCACTTGTTCCTGCTGCTCTTGGTTCTAAATCAATAAATGTTGGTTCATCTAAAGATGATTTTCCATTTGGTGTTTCAGGAGTTGTTCCGTTCTGCAAACATTCATAAACTCTATAATCCGCATTCATAACATAATAAGATGCATTATATAAGTTAGTAGCACCTGATACTTTAGCAGTATTAGATCTAGTATAATCAGATCTATACATATCATAAACTGTACCAGATGTCCACATTCTTTTCGGTATCACCTGTCTAACATCCGATGCATTGATTTTTTTCAATGCAATCATATCATCCCAATATTGATTCTCATCATCAAAACTATCTTTAGGTGCAGGAGGATTCTTCTCCCAATCAGATTGATGATCAACTGGATTTGGTAAACCAATAAATGAATAATAAGAATTAGAACTGGAAGAAACACCAGCAACAAAATTCTTTGCGTTTAATATTCTAATCTGATCAGTTATAATTGCAGACATTTTGACAGAACTTTTTATTTATTTATTTAGGGTTAAACAGAGGCTGTTTGGAGATTACCAGAGTTATCGACAGTAACCCGATATTTAGTTCCATTAGGAGATGTTAATATCATACCTTGAGTATTTCCTACTCCAACATACACATCATTAGTGGTAGAAACTATTCCAACTAAACTAATGGTAGAACCAACTGCCACCTTTACATGAACATTAGTAGGACTGGTAATAGTGGGGGTTCCACCTGCACCTATTACACTATATCCTTCAGTAGTTGCAAAATTTCTAGGGTATCCTTGAGGCATTTTACTATTTTTTTAGTATTTAGGTTTGCAAGTCTATAGTTAAGTTACCACCATCACTAACAGCAGCAACAACAAGAATAGTTCCAATCATACCAGCGTGATTTCCACACTGATAATAGTAAGTGCCAGCAGTGTTAGGTGTCCAAGAGACAGTACCATTTTGAGTGCCCTGATTTGTTGCTGCAGGAGTGCTTACATTTGCACCTCCATTTGATACTCTAATAAAAAATGGATGTCCTGAAGCATTGACAGCAAAATTAAGTGTATCACCAACACTACAATTTACTGTTGTATTATTACCAGGAACAACAACTCCAGGATCACCACTAAGTACGTAAGCAGAAGAACCACTACTAGTTACTGAAATTGCATAGGTATAGGTGGCTAAGGGTAAACTATCTATAACAACTCCCGACATAATTATAGCTTCGGAAGGTTCACCACCTGATGGGGCATCCCAAAGAATTCTTGGAGGACCACCTTCAAGAGAATAATCATCAGACCAATTTGAATCAGTTGCGGTAGATGATTCGGTTCCTGCGTACATATCACTGGAATCCATATTCCCCAATTCAGCCTCAATCCATGCCAATACATCTTCTACAAGCCATCCCCTATTATATTGAAGTTTAGTAGCAATTAATCCTGCAGAAGTTGGACAAGCAGAACTGGTTCCACCAAACTTTCTATCATAACTGGTAGTAGAATTTGTAGTACTTCCACCCTTTTCAGTTGATTCATAGGTAGATCTATATCTTGCGTAAGTTGTTCCATACAAAGAACTTGATGCTAAAGTATTTCTACCTGGACTATAATGACTAACTAAATTGCCCATATTACTATAATCTGCTTTTCTTTCCTTATGGGGAGATGTTGTATAGTCTTCATCTAATGCACCCACTGGAATAGTCCTATACTTAGTATCACTACCAGTTCCTGTTTTTCCTATTTGTCCAGGATAACCTTGTCTACTAGTAGTATTATATCTTTTAATTCCACCAGAAGTATCATAAGCAGAAGTTAATGGGGTATAAGTTCCAGATGCATAATAATTATTATAATCCGCATGATCTGCTTTTACTAATTTTTGATTAGTATTTCCTGAAGAACATACAAATATTACTCCTGCATCTATCATCTCTTTACCTGCTTCTGTTGCACTCCAATCTTCATATTCATATCTAATAGTAGATTGTGAAAAATTGGCCATAAATGCAGGTTTAGATGAATAATATGTACCAACAGCACTTCCATCTGTCCCTTGTCGGAAATAATAATACCCTGAATTTAAAGGTTCTTTTCTAGAACCCCAACTATTACTTGACACTGTTGGATTCTTAGTATTGTCAGATTTCCTATTAGGTTTATATAGATGAAATAATTTCATCATATCGTAATACTCTTCAGGATCAACACTACTTGTACCGATTATATTACAGAACCACTTATTAGCATTGAATGCCCATCCACTAGTCTTACCATATGCTTGTGCAGCACAAGATGTTCCGTGATAATTTGGATAACCACTTGCATTATCATTAGCAGGATCTCCATTACAATTTGCTCTGGTATAAGATGTTGTAATTGTGCTTACTTCACCTATACCCGCAAATGCTGCAGACCTTTTGGTACTATCACTCCACCAAAGTCTTGCAGGTGTCTCTGCTGCTGTTGTAGTACCATCCCATCTAACTATAGTCCTTGATGGATCTGCATTAAAGTAATCTGGATCAATATAATACGGAGCATCTAATACCAAATCTAAAACATCACAATATCCAAAGGTTGTAGAAATTCCTGCTCTATACATTGCATTCATTCCTTGATTCTGGTCAGGACCAAAAGATATACCAGTTGTTTCATGGGTACATGCAGGATTTGCATTATCTCCCTGACATGAAGTATTTAAAAAATCCTCATGACCAAACCAACATCTTGTATCACCAACTATAATATCAACATCTGAACCATCTCCATAATATTTTAATCTATCAGGAAGTTTTTCATTTATAGTTGAATACTCCCAAGGATCTTCTTTTTGTTGTACTCTTTTTATTTGATATCCTACTCTATACTGCTCTAATTCATTATTTGCAGATCCTGGTGGTGTTGCATTTCGATAATTATAAACCGTATCAGAATATCTATCAGTTTTATATCCATCTATCAAATTAGCAGGATCTTCCCTATATGTTCCAGGATAATGATCATGACTTATATTGACAAATTTTACTTTAGGATTATTTCTAAGAAAAGCAGCTTCATCATCTGTTAAAAGATAAATTGCCCTTGTCTCACTATGATATTTGCTATCTGGACAGGTAATAGACTCAGAGGGTACTCCTGCCTCATTACTACCATCTTGTTTCAATACAGAGTCAATCCATACCCAATCAGACGCATTATCGCATCCAACTGCATAGTATTTTTTACCAGAATCGGGTTCTTTGGTAAGTGTATCTTTCCAATCTGTAAAATCTGACATTTTAACCTATAGCAGTTCTACTGAAGAAGTAACTGGTTATACCAGAATATCCTGCTTGTGGAGTAACTTCTAATCTTACATAACCACCAGATGTAGTTGCACCAACTGAAACTAATCTAGCTCCTTGTCCACCATACATTACTGCCCATTCGCTATAGAATGCATTAGTATTATCATGCATTACCAAAACTTTCTGTGATTGTACATATCCACCATTAGAATTAGTGACAGTAAGTTGATATTCAGCAGATCTGAACTCATTATCTGATAACTTCCATTCATCAATAGTTGTAGCAGCACCTACAGCACCATTGAAAGATCCAGTACCTGGTTTAATATCAACTTTTGCTTCAGTAGAACTTCCACTATAAACGGTAACTCCCACTCCAGAAGTTGCTAATCGCTTTTGGTTATTATGGAAAAGAGAAACCTCCCCAGTTAAGTCTGCCGTTAAATAATCCGTTGAGTCATCAAAAGATCTAATTCTGAACGAGTTTGATCGTATTCTTAAATCCCCTCCACCATTCCTAATCATGGAATGACCAGTGGCATCATGCCATATCCATAAATCATTATTATCTCCAAACTGTGCTGTTTTGGAATCAGGAACATAAAAGTCTGATTTAAAATCTACTGTTTGCAGGAATGTAGATACACCAGTAACATCAAGATTACCCCCACCAACAGTACCACCACCTTGCCCCGCACCAATTAACTTTAAATTACCATCAACAGTTAAATGATATCCAGGTCTAGCATTAGTAGTTCCTATACCAACACTCCCTGTAGTATGAATACCAGTATCATTCTGGCCCCAATAATTAGTATCTCCAGTAAATGATACCGTAACAGCAGCACCAGAAATAGCACTTACTGATAAACTCTCAGCAAAGTTAATTGTTCCTGCTGTTCCTACTGCACTACCACTATCTTTAACAACAATACCAGCACCAGAACCAACAATACCCGTTAATCCTGATCCATCTCCAACAAAACTTGTTGCAGTTGCAATACCCGTAATACTTACACCAGAAGTATTAGTTTGAAGTTTTACATCACCACCATCATTTTTAACATTAGTAACACCAATACCAGTAATATTAGTTCCATCACCTCTGAAAGTACCATAAAAATTATTGGCAGTTACAACACCAACATTTAATACTGATGTATTACCTGTATTAACAGCACCAGTTGCAGTTGTAGTTCCTATACCAACACTTGATAATGTATGAATACCAGTAGCATTAGCAACAAACTTACCACCAGTACCACTAGCAGAAATACCAGTTAATTGTGACCCATCACCTCTAAATGATGTTGCACTTACAATACCCGTTGAAGGAAGGAATTGAATATTTGCACCAACCTTTGTAGAACCATTATTAGCCTTATTTAATTGAACATCATAATAGTTTGTAGCACTACCAAATACTGCAGCATTGTCATTAATTTCAATTGCCTTTGTAGCAACTGATTTTAAATGCAACCCACCCATTTGACCTTCAATGGTTCCTGCCATAGCACTACCAGACAGGAATCTAAGAGTAGGTTGAGCATAATATGCTACTTCTAATCTATCTGTACCATCATTTGGATTTACAAAACTTGTAAGACCAGTTACCTCAGTATTACCTTTTACCGTGAGAGAATACGTTGGATTAGTAGTTCCTATACCAACACTGGATAATGTATGAATACCAGCATCAGTTTCTACAAATCTACCACCCGCAAAATCAAGATTAGTACCAGTTCCAAAATAATCATATATTTCATCAAAATTATTATTAATTCTTGCAGCACCTACTAACAGACTAGTACCTGTTCCGTCATCTGGTGTGGTTCCTGTCGATATACCTAACTTTGCCATTTATTCAGCACTAGATTTAGAAGTATTTAGATAATATAATTAACAGACTTCAATGGAGATGTTCGTTGTACTACAGGCCATGTAGAGATTCCACTTATACCATCATCAGGGTAAGTATTATATTGAGTACTTTCAGATCTTCCTGTTAAGGTAATCTTACCCCAACTAAAGTTACCAAAGAAGTTAGAAGCTGTCATAACTCCAACAAATCCACTTCCAGCACCCTCACCATCATTATCAAAGGTGAAGTTGGTAGAATCAAAGGTAAGATTAGAACTTCCAAAAGTAACTGTTGAAAGACCACTTATATTAGCATAAACTCTTCTTACAGCAGTAGTTCCTACACCTACCACATCTCTCTGTTGAATAGTAGAAGCACTTACTTGATATATGTTATCAATGAATTGTGTTCCTACACCAATTGTGTTTCCATTCACATCTTTAGAAGTTATGGATGTAGTCGCAGACCCTGCATTAGATGCAAAGACCATAAAGTAATCTCCAACATCTAAAGAACTTAGAGTAACTGCAGTTCCAACTAATTTTGTATCTCTTAGATCAGAATATACTGGAATGTATAAATCCATAATCATCTTATCAACACTGCTAGATGTTGTAGTTCCAAATCCTACAACAACACCATAATCACCAATGTAAGAATCAACATCATTAGTTTCAGTGAGTGTTACAGGAGGTTCTATTAGTACTTGAGGATTTTCAGTATAACCTGTACCTGCATATGATACATTTACTGAGCTAATTGTTCCTGCAGCAGATACTGTTGCAGTAGCAATAGCAGTAGATCCTAATCCAACAGCATTTGAAATAACTACATTTGGAGTAGATATATATCCACTTCCACCATCAAGTATAGAAATAGATGTAACAGATCCCCCAGTAGAAATTACAGAAGTAGCAGAAGCACCTACCTTTACATCTTGGGATGTAAGAGTAACTTTATTTTGGAAATTAAGATTTAAATCACTTTCATTTTGAGAATCAAATATAGGTCTTACATTATCAACATATAATTTAGTTGAACCTACTTCAACAGACTTAATAATATTTGCTGAAGGGACAACTCGTGGTTCATATAATGATCTATCCTTTGCAACTTCTTTTCCATTAAGGATTATATCCTCAGTTTGTCTATTTAAATTAACGGGTCTTTCTAAATTAGGATCTCCTACAATTCCTGGACCATAATAAGCAATGGTATCTACATTATTAGTAGATTTAATATTTGTGACTGCCCTTGGATCTTCATCTAAGTAAGATGGTGTTGGTGGAGTTGCATATAATTCTAAAGTATCACCTACTTCAACAGGTTCTTCAATATCTCTAAACTTAACATCCTGACCACCACTACCCTTATAGAAGACTATCTTGCATGTATCTCCTGCTTTAGGTGCTTCAGTAAACGTTATAGTGCTTCCACCATCAAACTTATAACCCTTACCAGGTGTTTGAAGAACATCATTTACAAATATCAGAAGAGTATCTTGAATACTAATAACAGATCCTTTACTTGCTCTTATTGAAATAACTTCACCTGACTGAGTTAATGGGAACAATAATCTACCACCATCAAAGAGATAGGAAATATCATCTAATGATTGCAATTCTCCTATCGACCAACCAGTAAATTCATCAGTAAATACATTTTCAATATTAACTTGGAATTCTTTATATCCAGAAGTAGTTGGTATTCCTGTAGTTCCCCCAATAGGTAAAGTTAAAATTTCACTATTACCATATCCATATCCACTATTTTTAATAGTGAAATCAATAACACTTGATCCTTGTCCAACTACCACATCAATAGTTGCATTAGAACCAATTCCAGATACAGAAGAAGAACTATATTGTAGAGGAATATTTGAGTATGAAAGTGGAGAATCGATAACAACTTCCATTGGCATTGTAACACTACCACCTCTGGCATAAAGATGTGATGTAGTAGAAATACCAACATTTATAGCAAATGTAGTAGAATCTAATATTTGCACAACATCTGTTCCTGTTGCTGCAGGATCAGTTGCTCTTGGGGTCATTAAAGATCTTTGTACTGTTCCTCCAGACTGGTAGAATGTAGGCACTGTAGAAATACCAACATTAGTTTCAAATTCTGTAGGAGAAACAACTTCCGTAACTACAGAACCAGAATAATTAGGATCAGTGGTTCTTGGGTATACATGTGTAGATGAACCATTGTCCAAACCACATGTCATTGCAATTCCAGTAAAGATGACATCCTTACCTACAGATAATGCATGTGGAGTAGAAGTAGTTACAACTGCTTTTCCTGTTACATTATTATAAGTGAAATTAGAGATGTCCCTTGGAGCAGAACTTGAATATGTACAAGTAAATGCAATTCCAGATACTAATACTTCACTACCAACATTTAATCCATGAACAGTAGATGTAGTTACAATTAACTGACCAGTAGAGTTATTATATTCAGCATTAGTTACCACTCTTGGGGCATAAAATACTTGAGAATTAGTTACTGCAATACCAGTAACATGTCCTCCCTCTACTACTGCAGTTCCGATTCCTATAATAGTAGTTCCCTTTAAATCTTGAGTTTGAATACCAACATTAGCAATTTGAGAACCAGATCTATAACCAGAACCACTATTACCAATAGAAACAGATGAAATCGTTCCACCAGCAGATACTAAAGCAGTACCTCCAGCAGCAACTAATGGTTGATAACCAAACCCTTCAGTAGATCCGACTGAAACAATAACTCCACCAACAGGTAAGTTAGATGTATTAACATCAGAAGCAATTGAAGATGCAGTTCCTGTAAATGAAATAGTTGTAATACCTGTTGATCCTGTTTCTTCTATTAAATAATCATTAGGATCTCTTCCTGGTGCTTGGAATACATCATTAATTAAAATTATAGCATTATCATTTTCAATGCCAGTTACTGTTGATCCTGCAGAAGTTAAAGCAAAATCTCTTTCAGTGCCAGTAAATCCTGATGAAATATCATCAAAAATATAATTTCTAGCATATGTTTCCGTTGCGGTATTAGGTATACCAGAACGCATAAATGATCTACCTTGGAAATGAGAACCCGTAGATATTCCAGTCCAATCTCTATCATCAGGAGGATTAGTGATGCTACCTATTGGAACATTTCCATAAGGTGCTTCTACAAAATTCAAAGTATTTTCAACAATATTATAATTACCAATAACCTTAGTAATAACATCACCTGTACTATATCCAGCAAGTGAAGTTCCTAACCATGATCTCCTAACTCTAATTGAATTTGTATTACCAACTCCAATACCCTCAATCTTCATTATTTCATTACCAATTCTAATCAAATCTCCACCAAAGAATGAAGTAATTCCTGCAAATTCAACAATATCACTAGTCGTAAATACTTGATCATTAAGATGAGTAGTTACTGCTGTAGATACAATAGGAGACTGAATAATATTATCTAAAGTTACAAGTACTTTTGAATTCTGATTCTTGGAAACAAATCTATGAGATGTACCAATACCAACATGTGTTAAATCAACAGCATTAGGAATACCCATCAATGCTTTTTGAGCAGTTGCTGCAAGTTTTATTTTATCTTCACTAAGTTTGATAGCAAAAACATTAGAAGGTAATTTATCAGTAGTTCCTACACCAACAAATCCATCAGTAGAAGCAATTCCTATTGCTTGACTTGTGCCAGCTCCAGCATGGATGTATTGAAGTTCTTCACCAGTTACAAAATAATGATTTGCTATCTGAATAGTATCAGTTGTTAAATTAACATCATCTGTACTGTTTCCAGTGAAACTTCTTTCAAAAATAGGATTAGTTTGATGAGTAAGACCAAATGCTCTCTTAATATCTCTTTCTGTACCAAAGTATTCGCCATATTCAGTCTGTATTGTTGCATTCTCAAGACTTATTACATCTCTAGAATCATCTTGGATTCTTAATGCATTCATGAACACATTAACATGTGTATCAATATTAGGAAGAGGTGTAAATACCAATTCCACTACTGCATCATTACCTGCTCCTGCTCCTGTAATCCTAGTTCCAATAGTACCTAATCCAGCAACAGATTCTAAAATTCCATATTCAGTATTATAAGTATCACCACTTCCATCTGAACTATCATAATCATCAATAGTAATTACTTCAGAGAATGAATAAGCATCATTAGTAGTGTCTGATATTTGAACTACAAAATATGCTGCATCATAATCATTAACATAACTTCCAATTACATTTTCTGTAGGAGATCCAGAAGAACTAATAGATGTTGACCTACCTTCGATCTTGGCATGTTTAAGGTCAAATGTACCAATTCCAGTAGAAGTTTCACTACTTATTGCAACTTGTATCGTATTAACAATAGATGTTGTTCCTACTCCAACTGTACTGGTATGTGGATGGAAATCAACCTTCATTAATGATCCATCAATATAAGCAGAATATGTTCCAAATCCTGGTATAGGATTATTTGCGGATGGACTTGTAATTAATTGAGGATATTCAATTATTTCTAAATCTGTTCCATTATTTAAAATATTAAGTTCATCAAATTCAAATTCTCCACCTGCATCAATTTTAGTGCTATCTGCAGTAAGAGATACTAAAACTTTTGCTGCACGATAAGTACTTGCAAGACTAACAATTGTTGTAGGTGTACTCTCTACTTTAACACTACTGGTTTTAATCTCTGCTGCAGCACCAAAATAACTATTACCTATTCCTAAAAGATTATCATTTATATTATATGATAATGCAGTAACTTCAAAATCATTGACTTGGAATTTGTTAGGATAGAATAATAACTGTCCTTGAGTTCCAGTAATATTAAAATCAAATGATCCTAAATCGTAAACATTTTCAAGACGACCATATTGGTTTAAATATCCAATATAATTATCATGAACAAGATCAACAATCATTAATTGTCTTGTATTATAAAATCTCTTATCTTTAACATAAGTAATAAACTTTTGTGATCTAACATCTTCTAAATCAAAAGTGGAAACAACTCCAAATGTTGTTGTTCGTGGAGAACTATTAAATTCACTACTTATATCATCGATTGAAAGAACTCTATTACCAATTGATTCAAAATAATCAGTAAGAACTCTAGATCCTGATAAAACAATCTCATTAGAAATTGTTGCCGAATTTATAGTATTTTCGGTACCAATTTCAAAATCATAAACAGAATTTAAATTAGCGTAACCTACTAAATCTTGTATTCTATCAATAATTCCTGAATCATTTATAGGTCTTACTGTTATAGGTGATTGTGATACATTAGCACTACCCTGAGTACTGGACATTACCCATTTACCACCAGGAGGGTTAGCACTGGTATTAGTGCTAATACCACTCTTATCAGCACCCCCACTCGCATCAAAAAGAACTTGACTACCAACTATACCATATGATCCAAGATTAGATGATTCTGCTTGGAAATCTGAGAAATTTCTAAATCCTAAAGTATGGTTTAAAGAATCAACAACATCTTGCCAAGTATCAGAAGGAACTCTAGATTTAAGAGAATATGAAAAATTCTGATAATAATCATTATCCTGAAGTCTTTGAAGATTATTATTTAAAACTCCAGAATCATTTTGCCATCCATTCTTAATTACAGAGAAATAATCTAACTCAATACTAGAATTATAAGAAGATACTGAAGAAGCTAATCCTTGACTTCCTGATGAAGATCCTATTATAACTTCTCCAACTGCGAAATTATCATTAGAAGTTACATTTAGTATTCCATTTACAGAATTCCATGATTCAACACTACCACTAGCGGAGTTTGAAGTAACATTTTCTCCTACAAAATATTCTTTTGATTTTAATTCAACATTAAAAGATGGGAAATGTTTTTCGGGAATAATTCTACCTGAAGAATTAAAGATATCAATAGTACCTGGAGTAGTAATACTATCAGGGAAATGTTCACTTATATTATATCTTACTGTTGCAATTCCACCTGGATTTTGAGAAACTGATGTTAAAGAGAACAATTGATAATCATAATTTTCAGAATTATATCCTTTACCAGTAGATCCAACACCTACACTCACACCCTCAATCATTACTTTATCGCCATAAGCAAATGGGAATACAACTCCTGTACCAAATCCAACTTCAAGACTAACTGTTACATCTCTTGTTGATGCATTGTAACTAATAGTACTAATTCCTACTCCATTGCTATTTCTAACTGGCAAAACTTTAGGTGGAGTATTATTAACACCAGCAGTATTTGATAAAATGGTTACTGAAGATGTGGATAAATCATAAGATAAATCCAATCCTTTTACTTGCTCACCAGTTTTACCATCAAATACAAGTAACGAAGGTGCAGAAGAATATCCTCTTCCAACAGATGTAATTCCTATAGATTCAATAGCTTGAAGAGCATCAACATTTATAACTTGAGGTAAATTCAAAGATGGACTTAAAGTTTTATCAGTAGGAAAATTAAATCCAACACTATTCAATTCAGTATGATTAATTTTTCCTATAGATGTACTTTCAGAATAAACAATGGCATTTTTTCCAAATAAAGTACTAATAGTAGAAATACCAGGAAGATTATAATAATTATTTCCACCATAAATCATCTTAACTTTAGATATTGGACCTAAAGCAAATTCCGAATCAGTAGTATAATCAATTTCAGATGTAGATGAAATATAAGAAGATTTTTCAGCATCAACACTTAAAGTGTATGTAAATGTATTTGTTGATCCAACACCAACTGTAATTGCATGTTCTCCATTAAACTTACTTTCATCTGAATAAATCTGATTAGATTTAACATTTTCTCTATCAACTATAATTTGCTCTTTTACTGCGGGAATATCAGATTCATATATAGGACTAAATTTATAATATAATGTAGATGGAGTATCGCTATTAATTTTTAAAGTAGTATTTGCATCTGTAGTTATACCTACCTTTCCGTTTCTATTAACAAAAAATTCTCCATCTGAACTACCACTATCCCATATTGTGGTCATATTTTCATCAGTATAGAAATTCAACTCAAATGCAGAATATAAAGTAGTTAATTTAGAATATGCAAGAGAAGAATCAGAAAGATTAAACTGAATTGTAGAATTCTTGTATCCAGTAATAGATGGATTAATTGGACCTATTATTCCCGCAGAAGCACTTGTAATATCTACAATAAATGGTTTAAATAATGAAGAGTTATAAAAAGTATCTGAAAGTTTAATAGTATCATCATCAACTACTACAACATAATACATTCCATTATCTAATAACCCTCCAGAAGGAGTTGCAGCAGTATGAATAACCTTCTGTCCAGTATAGTACCCATGTTGAAGAATTGTTATTGAATTAGTATCAACATCAACTTCAGCATTACCAAAAGATCTTTGATTAATTACAATACGCCTATTATAATCATTATAAACTACTTTATAGGTAATAATATTTTCTGGATTTATATCGACTTCAATATTGTTTCCGCTTATCAAACCATGAGTACTTGCAGTTGATACTGTTACTAAATTTCTCTTAATTTTTCCAGTTATAGGAGCATAATTTGTTTTAAAACTATGATAAACTCCAGTTCCAATACCACTAAAGAATAAAGTAGAAGATTCTTTATAAGCACTTGCTATACCAACAAAAGAAGATCCTGTAGAACCTAATCCAACAACTACTGTAGATATTCCAATTAAATTAGAATTAATTTTAGCAGCATAAAGTGTTTGTCCATTAGTTAATGATACTATCGATGATCCTGCAGTATATCTAACAGAAAGAGCTGTTCCAGTATTTGCATTGTATGTTAACTTATCTCCTGTTTCTAAATTATGATTTGGTATGTATATTGATTTGGAAGGAACAAAGAGTTCAGATACTCCAGCTCCTGGATTAGCAAATGAAAGTGTTGTTCCTATTCCCACTCCAACAGAAACTGATTCTAAAGGATTGAAATAAATTTCAGTATTACGTTTTACATTATCATTAGTATTAAATCCAACATTAATACTTAATTCTCTTTGTTGTTCAAAAAGAGTAGTAGTTACTGTATGTGCAGATCCTGCAGTTCCATTCTGACCTCTTAAAACTCTAATCCTAGCCTTAGATGGTTCTGGGTTTAAAACCTTTATTATTTCAGATCCTATTTTAAAGAAATCATTAGGTTTAGCAGTGATTGTTCCTTCAACATTGAAATGAGTAACAATTCCAGTTGCAGCAATATTACCAATACCAGTAGAAATTGTTGTTAATCCTGATAAAGCATAATTGTTAGTAGTAATTCCTATATTAAAGGAACCTCCTAATTCAGTAGAAGTTGTAGATAATCCAGAAACTATAATATGATCATTTAATTGCCAATTATGAGGATAGGTAGAAATTATATCCCATTGACCATCTTTAGATGAAGGATATAATTCTACTCCTGAAATAATACTTGAAGCAACACTTATATTGTTAACTTGCTTACCTTTAACAACTGATATTTTTGCACCAGCACCAGATCCTTGAGTACTACTATTCTCAAATATTACCGACTCACCTATTCGATAAAAATCTCCTCCCGTACTGATTCCAACACTATCAACAGCACCAGGAGTTGTCGAAGTAATGTCAACAGTTTGTTTTAAATCATTAGGAAGATCTAGATATTCATATCGAAGAGTTCCGTCAATTAAATTATAAGGGGTAGTGTTTCTTGACCATTCGCCAGTATTTAAATCAATATTATCCTGATTAGAACCTATTTTGAAATTAAATTCATTTACTTTAGAATTATAACTATCACCTATAAAATAAGGAAACTGAGGACTCTTAAATCCTTCAAAAGGACCATCAGAATCTGCTGCAGAATCATTAATTGTTGCAAAATAAGCATATGTTCCTTCTGGATAATCAGGAGTAACACCGAATCTTCCATTATTTTCATCTAGTATTGTATCATCAGTTGTTTTTGTAAAAACATAATCTTCAATAAAAAATCCTTCGGGAAAAATACCAATAGAAGGTCTATTATCCCCTATTTTAATAGAATATCCAGATTTTAATTGACTAATAGATCCACCAGATTTAGTCGTATATCCATATGGTCCATAAATGGGATGACCATCATATGCCCAACCAATAATAGGAGAATGGAAAGTTGATGGAACTTCTTCGCCATTTTGAATTTTTAAGTCAGGTTGACCATATAAAGTTTCCCCAGTATCTGTATTAATACCGACAGCAAATGATTGCTCTCTTAATTTTCTAGGTGCATATAAATGCGAATATTGAACTCCATAATCAACATTAACTGGAGTAGTAATAAATCCATCATCTGCTGTAAACTTATCATAATTCTTTTTAACTAAATTTACTCTCCATGATTTAATATTAGATCTAAATCTAGCACCTGTTCCTGGTGGTGTTATAGCTACATTAATATCATTTTGATTATATCCCTCACCTGGATTAATAACCTTAACTTCTGATATAACTCCCTCTACGATAATAGGAACTAATTCTGCTCCTATTCCGCTACCAGATATAGTTACGTTAGGGGAAGCATAATATCCATTTCCAGGATAATTAACCAATACCTCAATAATCTTTCCATCATTAACAATAGGTGTTACCTGTGCATTAGTTGTGGATCTAAGTTCAATTAAGGGTTGTCTATCAAAATTAATAATTTCCGATGATCCATACCCAACACCATTATCAGTTAAATTAAATGAAGCAATAGTACCCCTAAAAATAGGATCAATTTCGCATGAATACTTTCTTCCCTGAATTTGCTCTGCATCATCACTTAGAGATACACTAATTTCAGGATAATTGAAATTATGTGTACCAACACCAACTGTAGTTAAATTAATATATTGTTTAGTTCTATAATTAAAGTTTTTATCGTTTGATGGTCCAAAAGCTGAAAGTTTAAAAATATTATCATTGACTTTCGTTACAATATACTCATTTCCGCTATTTAATCCACCAATAACACTTCCATCAGGAGTATACTTTATAGTCTCCCCTGATTCATAATGATGATTATTAATATTAATTTCATTTAATGCTGTATTAATACCAACAGGAAGAGTAGCAGTTCTATTATTTGCAAATCCAAATCCACCATCATCTATAACAATAGAATCTACAATTAACTTTTTATTAAATGATTCAATAAATTGAGTACCTACCCCATAATCAGTTAGTGTAATTGTATTAATACCAGCAAGAGCATCACTTTGGGTATTGTATAATGCTATTTTAGTACTATTTTTTAATCCAGCAAAATATTCATTGTTTGTAGATAATCCAGCAACACCTTTTTGTCCATTTGAAATATAAACAACTTTTTCTCCATTATTAAATCTATGATATGTAGAGAATCCAATTGTAGAATTTGTTGCACCTAAACCTACATTTATTTTATTATTAACAACCTGAGCAACAAAAGTAGCACGATTAGCAATCAACTTCATATTTGCTCTTGCCTTTGCACCCTTTCCATTACCTCCAGTAATAGTAACTTTAGGTGCTCTTGCATAATTATAACCCTGATCTTTTAATCTTATTTCCTTTAAAGATCCTCTAACATGAAGATATCCTGTTGCACCTGTTCCTACTTGATCTGTAATCTTTATATCTGTGGGATTAATTATATCATAATCAGTTCCTGGTGCTAAAACCTCAACATCAGTAATTTCTCCATATCTAACAATATCTTTAGACTTATAATTTAAAATTTCAACACCATTATTCAATATTCCCGTAAATCCATGAATAGTTTTAGTCTTAGTACCATCATTAGAAGGAGGAGCAATCTCTCTTAATAATTTTTGCGAATGTAATGTTTTATCCTTAAATTCATATGGTTCTATTGTTTGATTAGTTACAGTTCTTGCTGGAACAAAAACAAATTGATTATTGTAAATGTTAGAACGACTATTTGCAAATTGTACTGTTCTAGAATCTATTCTTTTAACAAAATAAAGACCTTCTTTTGGAAGTAAGTAATTAATAGATGTAGTAACTCCAGCAATTCCAGTAATTGGACTAATTACTGTATTTTCTATTATTTCTGGTGTATAGTATATCTCATCTCCAGTGTAAAATCCATGATCATCAATAGTTGTGCCATTAGACAAATGTGATATGTCAAATAAATCTCCACCAAATGATCCTTGAAAACTGATAGATCTTTTAGTCGCATTAATAGGTTGAGAATCATAAGAAGGTATAGATGGAGATGCAACTAATATCTTATCTAAACCTTTAATAGTGGTAAGAGTTTCATGAGGTGTGCTTACATGCTCTGCACCAACCATTTTCTTATTTGTATCTGGATGAAAATGGGTTGGACCTTCATATGGTTTTCCGTTAAGAATGTCTACAGGTTTAGAATAAACATTTTGAACATTTGTTGAATAAATTGATGCTTCAGGAAAAGGATTAGAAACAGTTCTTGATATTAATTTTTTAATATTATAGGTACTCAATGGAGGAAGTAATCCTTGCCCTTGAATCGTAATTGATTTTGCACCAGTTACATTAACAATTTTAGTTGTGTATGATTCTGCAAGTTCTAGACCAGAAGTAATAATAGAAGCAGTATCGCCTAAATTAAAATAATGTTCGGTATCTAAATTAACATTATAAGTGTAATTAGATACATCAATTAATTCAAAGTTCTTAATCCTATAAATTGGAGAATTATTATAAACCCAATTCTTATACTTAAATGATGTATTTTTAGTACCTAAAGTATTAATTGTTGCAGTTTCATTCTTATTATGACCAAATGTATTATCAGGATAATTAACACTTTCTAAAATATTAGTAATTCTAACTTCAACTTTTGAAGAATCTACAGATGAAGTTCCATATGCATAAGTATTAATCCCACAAATTGTTCCATCTAAAATTATTCCAGAAACATTAGTAACTCCATAAAATTGGTTAACAGATGTTGAGGTATAAGAAACAAATCCAACATTTTCATCTTCATATGTTACATACAATTCACCACTACTTGGAAAACTAAGTGTAGAATCTACATCAATTACAGTAGTTCCTGCAGATACTTTTCCTATAATTTTAGTTTTTGGAATTGATGCAAATGATCCATATATAGACCCTTCTACTCTACTATCTCTATTATAACCACTATCGATACTTAACTTATAAAATGTCTTACCAGCACCAACATTTAATTGCTCGACAGATGTTATAGGAGCATACGCACTTCCAATATTATCAGCATATTCGTCTTGATATAATGTTGCGTCTCTAAGGTGTGTAGGATCGCCTGTAAGGGGTTCTACTATCAGATCCTTTGTAATCCTATACTCAGCATTAGAAGGTGTAAATAACTGCTCTCTGGGTTTTAAAACACTAACATCTTCATTGTAAAGTGCTTTAAATAAAATTTCAAATGATCTATCAGTACCCTTACTTAGATAAAAATCTTTTGCTTGTTTGATAAAAACATTTTCATTAAGATCTATATTTAATGCTCTTCCTTCAAAACCAGGTAAAAGTTGATATTTGCTCTTTAATAAGAATTGTTTAAGAAATAAATTACTTAAATTAATAATTATATCACCTTCCTTATGTTCTCCAGCAACTGAAGTCTTAAAAACTAATGTATCTGGGTCTAATTCGCTCTTATAATCACATGTACCGACAAATCCTCTAATACATCCAAGAAATGAACTAGCTGTTTTGGATGTATATGTTATTATTTCATCATTAATCTTTATTAATCCATAGGAATCAGGAAATCCATCAGTTCCTGCTTCTGATTCTATTAAATCAACATTAATAGTTGTATTTTCTACACCAACATCTGCTCCTAAAACTACAGATTCTGTTAAATTAGTAGTTTCATCAATTTTTACATACTTATCAATATTTTGAATCAGGTCAATAGGACCAGATTGAAATTCTTGAGCAATATAATATTGCTTTAGAAACTCTGATATTAATGGAAAATCATTCCTAACATATGCAGGAAGTTGATTTTGAACTATATTACTAAATTGAACTCTTTTTTCGGTCATTTTATAGTATTAGTATGATGATCCTGTTGAGGTTGATGATGATGCTGATGAAGATGAAGATGAAGTTGTTCCTAATGTGGGTGATGTGCTAGTAGTAGCAGCATCTCTGACTAAATTACCATTCATATAACTAGACGATACTGTATAATTTGATGCAGATGGATTTAATCCTGATGAAATAGTATCAATAATAGGTTCAAAAGTACTATTACTTATATCTAGTTGCAAATAAAGATCCTGTAATCCAACAACATCGTTAGATTTAGGACAAGCAGACAATTCTATTACCGATTGTCCATCCCTAATTTTTGCAGATTGAACTACTATAGGATTTATAGTGATTATTCCCTGCTGATAATTGATAGTTCCTATATTTCTTCTTACAATTGTTGGAGAATAAGAGGTTGTAGATGGGACAGTGAATAAAAATAGGGATCCAGTAACTCTATTGCCACTTGGAATATCGGAAATATAGACATCATTGGTAATTCCTGTCACTCTAAAGGCACTTGACTTGATATTAAACCCACTCATACGTTTAATATAGAACTCATTACCAAATCCAATCTGGTATTCTGCAAAAGAATTCAATATTACTCTTAAATCTCTACGAATTTGGACTGTAGTAATGTTAGAAGTGATAGCATCATGACTATTATCGATAATATTAAGGAATTTACTATACTTAAACCTTGCTCCATACTTGTTCAACTCACTCGAATCCGAATATTTGCTTGTATTATTTTGAACTATAGTAGAAACTATCCCTCCAGAAGGTGCAAGATTACCATTATAGTAAATTTTTGATTCAACTTCAATGTAAAGGTACTTCAAATCAAGAATTTCGGGTACAATTCCTGCTACTGCATACTTTTTCAACTTATTTTTGATATTATCTTTTGTCAAATTAGGTAAAAAGTCACCTGAACGTGGTTTTATACTAATAAAAACCTTTCCATACTGAGGTGGAATCAAATCTTCACCCCCAAAAACGGAAATTGACTCTGTTTCGGGATAAATTTTTGCTGGAATTAGTGTTTCATAGTCACTTGCTGTCAAACACCTGTTTTGAGAAGCATAAATTCGGGGTGCAAACTTCTTAACAGACTCAACTGCCTCAATACTTTCACCACCAGTACCTTTTACATTGGTTGTTATGAGTGAAATACCTGCTGTAATGGGTGTTTCCGTCCTTCCTTGACCTGCACCTGCTACTAAATGGACAAGTCTACCCGAAAAATCAAAAGCATTTGCTCCATTTCCTGCACTTCCGTTAGAAACGAGATAATCTACTGTTATAAAGTTACCATCTTCTAATTTTTTACCAAAAATATCGTCTCCAAAGAAAATTTGGTATTGTTCGTTCTCAATTTCTTGTAAATAGAAGACTTTTGAGTCAGATTTTACGTCTAAAAGACTATCTTGAAGTGTATAACTAAATTTTGACGTTGTAGTCGAAGCATTTGCGTTTGGTTCGACTGTAACTTTTAATAAATCAGTATCAATTCCAATATTTGGTAAAATAAATCTCTGATTTGGATTTCTTGAGTTAAATGTGAAGTTTTGTGTTAAAACTGTGCCTTCATAAATGGGAATTCTGTTAAATGTTGCAACATTATTGACAACAGGAACTGTAATATCTTCACAAATTGAAAAAACATAAGATTGTCCACCAAAAGCACCTTGAGATGCCGCAACTGGACCTTTTTTTAGTATAAGTGTTGATGGTATAGGATTTAAACCTGATACATCAACGAAAAAACTTATATTTGCTTGCGATGCCTTTCTAGAACGAGGTAAATATCCAATATTTCTTGCTAAACTGACTACATTCTCTCTTAATGTCGCACTATCAATAAAAACTTCATTCGTTACCATGTTGGCATTGTATGAAGTGATGTATGTATTGTATGCCAACACATCCATTATGGTTGAGAGGTTAGAACCCTCAAAGTCATAGTCAGTAAAATCGGAATTTGACTGAATATACTCTTTTAGTGTTGTTTTAACTTGATCGAAGTCAAGATTAGCGAAATTGACTAATGGCATCTTACCTAGTTGGTACTAGAACGAATTGTAATTCTTGAGCAGGAATCTCTGCTCCTATAATAAGGTATTTAATAATTACATCAAATTGATTTTCATCAAAATTTGGAATTATTTTCACATTTTGAAGATCTACTCTTGGTTCATTGTTGTTAATTGATTGTATAATCTCATCTCTGATCGCAGAAGCATTAATATCATCAACATTTTCAAAAAGAGAAGCAGAAACATTAGATCCAAAGTTTTCATCAAAAAATTTTTCACCTGGTAGGGTAAAAACAATGTTTCTTAGTGCCCGTGCAATGGCATTTTCATTTTTAAGTCCTATAAGGTCACCATTAAGTGGATTAGCCTGAAAAGTCATGCTAATATCTTTAAAACCTTGACTTACCCTTTGTAAAGGCATGAAATTATATTAAACCTTACTTTATTTATTATGATTAATTAATATTTATATATCACAAGGTGCATAAACAGTTTCATCATAATCTAGACCCTCATCTTCATATAAGTCATTATTTATTTTACGATCAGTCTTTTTAGGAGTAATCTTATCATTCGCAATCTCTCTTAGCATTTGTTGCTTTTCCATGATAGTAATTGAGGATATAAAAAAAGGACTCAAATAGAGTCCTTTATATTTATTGTAGTTTTTTTAACCTTGTCCCCGACTTCTCTTCTTTGCTTTATTACGAGAGGTCGCCGTATATCTTGTGTGTTTGCCTTTTCCTTGTCGAGTTTTTTTCGGCGTACTTTCTAATGTTGTACCTGCGATACCGCCGCTAAACATTTTTGCCATTTAACATCCCTCCGAATCGTGTGTGTCTTCATCATCTATTACTGAATCGAGCCCTGAACGAAGTGCTCTATCTAGTTTTGCCATTCGAGCAGCCACGGTAGGTTCTGCTCTTACTCTATATTGAACCGAGTCACGCTTTGATAACTCTGTAAGGACTGCTGCTTGCAAGTCCCATAAATCACTAGTCTCTTTATTAGGTAAGTGGTGATCTATCCACTCTTTAATGGCTTTGTCACTCATTAGATAACTCTCATCTTTTCGTGACCAACTCTGATACGAGGATCGCACCAAATCTCATAGTCTTTCTCTTTGGCATCTAAACAGAATGATACGTCTTCTCCGCACATATCCTGAACACTACCTGACTCAAAGACTTGCATCTTAGGAGCAAACCAAGGATATTCAAGATTCTCAAAGACTCCCTTCTTAATGAGCACCCATCCAAAACCTGTGTAGTCTACAGTGAAAGGCTTCTTACGCTTGCTGATCGATTCCACAGTTTCGTGGTTCATTACTCCACCATTCTTGCGGAAATCATCTTCCTCTAACCAGTGTGCGACAGATGTAGTCTTGCCATCCTCTGTAGCATACCAACCTGCTGTAATTTCTCTTTCATCAACTGGATTACCATCCTTATCATCAGCAGGAACTGCAAGATCACATAATTGCCAGAACTTGTTAGTGTCAAAGACAATATCCGAGTCAATCCATAACTGATAATCATATTGTAGTTTACCATCCCAAGGTATTTGATTAGGTCCACGTAATACATTCGCACCTAAACATTTGCATCGAGCAAAGTTAACCATTGATGAGTAGTCTTGACTAATCTGAATACTCATGCCATTCTGTACCATGTCAAAACATAGTTGTACAAAATTCTTTAAGAATATGAATGAACATCCTCTACCAGGTAAGCAGAATACTATAGTCTTACCTTTCATTCTTTCTTTAATAGCAGCAATATCCCACTCTTCTTTTTTCTGAGTGGGAGCATTTGCTTTTACTGTAAATCCTTTTGCCATAATACCTAGTAGCTACATACCAATTATACTAAGTTATTATGTATATGTCAATAGGAATCCTCTTCCCACATCTCTTTCTGGATAACCCTACCTGGTCCTCCAACGCCGCACTTTGGACCTAATTTTATATAACTTAAATCTTCCTTACTATATCTACTGTCTAATAAATCTACCATTACTTGTAACATCTCCCATTTCTCCTCAAAATCATCCTTACTTAAATTGCAATACAATACCTTATCTTTTGCATATATGTGATAAGTTGTATCTTCCATATTTTTTATGGGGGATTTTTTTATATAGAAAACCTAAAAAAGGTGAAAAAATTTTTCGGAGATTTTTATATATACATCTCGATCTGTCACCTCTGTAGGTTAGGGTCTCTACCTTTTTTATATACGGGGCAACGCAACCGACGCAAAATATAAACGAACCGCAAACAACTGCCGATTCACGATATAACAAATTGACTGCTAATTTACATTACTAGAGTGTTACTTACTATTATACAATTAAAAGGGCAAAGTGTCAATAACTCTGCCCCTTATTTGCTTTACTAATTGTTACTTATAGTGCTGTATCTTCTACCTCTACAATATCATCGAGGACTGCAAGGATTTCGGCACCATTGTTTGCATTTTCTAGTAGAAATTCTGCAAAGTTAGGTGATACATTGCTTGCGTAATCTGCTGTAACTGACATAATAAAATTAACTCCTAATTAGGGTTGAGTTGTTTACAATTAGTAGTTTAAAGTCTTACTCAGGACTTATACTAATAGTACAGTTTATTCGACCCCCCTTAGTATTACCAACTGACAGGAATTGACAAGTCTTCGATAATACTTTTGCAGCACTCATTGTCTTGTAATTCAAATACTTTCTCCCATGAAATATCGTGGGGATTAAAGTCACTTAGTGTCTCTAATTCCAGCGTTATTCTATACTTACTCTTATCCTCTTGATTGTAAAGAACTGACATGGGATTAGTGCCGTGAGAGTGTTACTTAGTAGTCTAACATAATAATCGAATTATTGTCAAGTAGTGGTCTTATTTATGTGAGTTATCCACAACTAAAAAAACCAATCTTATTACAAAATATAAAGAATCTCTGTATATTTCAGAGCGTTTGTGTTATAATACGCTCGCTTAGATCACTACCAAAATGATACTTTCCACAGAGATTTCCACACATTATTAACACTTTTCCACACAATTACATCAAGTTATTAACAACATTGTGGAAAACTTATATAACGAAGGGTACTATTTATTTAACCATTTTAAACCCTTAATTAATACTTTTCCTTATAGTTTTCCACAGATAAGTATAAAATTGTGGAAAACTATGTATTAAACAGTACCTCTATTCCTCTCTGTATAAGTGTTAGTGAGTTGTTGAATCTTTGCCCAGTAAAACCTTTTGTCACCTTCAGATATACCCTCTTGAGTATATGCTTGATAGAGACAATCTAATGAATGTAAATGTTCATTAGTTAACGGACTTCTACCATGACGTGTATAAGGTAATGTCATAATCTGTCTCCTTATGTGTTATTATAGTATATACGATTAACCTCATTAATGTGTAAGTAATCAGGGTCATGTATGTCTGTTTCAGTGTTATCATCAACCACGAATTCTTCACAAAAGTATTCACAACTGATGTCACTTAAATTCTCACATGCTCTTAATAATTCTCCTATTTGTTCATTA